TGATTGATATCGCAGCTTTTATTGATGAGCGTGGTCTCAAAATTGCATTGCAAGGTAGAAAATTAATTATTCCATCAGCCTTACAGTTTGTAGCTGAAAGATTGATGGCAACTAATTTAAGACCTGCTACAGCAGATAATGACATAAATGCAATCCGTAGTATGGGAATGCTTCCAGAAGGTTATGTAGTAAATCACTTCTTAACTGACACAGATGCGTTCTTTATTAAAACGGATGCTCCAAATGGCTTTAAACATTTTGAGCGTAGCCCAATCAAAACATCTATGGAAGGTGATTTTGATACAGGTAACGTAAGATACAAAGCCAGAGAAAGATACAGTTTTGGTGTCTCTGACCCAAGATGTGTATTTGGTTCTCCAGGAGCTTAATATAAACTTGAGGAGGGGATTAGTCCCCTCCTTTTAATTGTAATCTTTCTGACAGCGAAAGCTGACACTAGCCACGACAGGAGATTTTAAATGGCTGTACATTTTACTGGACCAATCCTCTTTGCAGGTAAAGATGGACAAAGACAATGGTTTGAAAACCTGCCTATAGATAGAAACCCTGATTATCTTGTTTACATGGATGATTTTACAGGGGTAACACTTGATGCAACAAATGACTGGACAGTTGTGAAAGATAGTTCAGCCTCAGCTGCAATTGCAGCAGACGTTGTCAATGGTGCTGTGACTCTAAGCTCACAAGCTACAACTGATAATGATGGAGCATCAATACAAGGAAACGAAATATTTGCCGTAAGTTCAGGTAGAGATATTTGGTTTGAAACAAAACTTACACCAACAGATGCTGAAGGCGATGCAATGGACATTTGTATTGGTTTGACTGTAAACTTTGCAACTAATCCAGAGGCAATGTTAACAGCAGCTGACAGAATAGTTTTTCAAGTAGATGATGGTGATAGTAATATTGATTGTGTAACCGAAAAAGACGGAACTGCTACAACAACAGATTCTGGAGTTGATATTGCAAGTGGTACAGCAGTCACACTTGGTTTCCATGTTAAAGGTACTGGATCAGTCGAATTTTTTGTTAATAGGAATAAAGTAGCTACTCACACAGCAAATATACCTGATGATGAAAATTTAGCTTTAGGTGCTATGGAACTATCAGGTTCTGCTACAGGTACAAAGTCAATGAATATTGATTACATATTTGCAGCTCAAAATAGATAGGGGGTAAACAATGGCTAAAAAAGTAAGAGCCAGAACGGAGAAAGGTGAGTTTATTGCTGATAATCCAGATACCCCACAAAATGAAGCATGGAAAGTAGTAGAGGAAATTAGCTCTACTACTCTTCCTCCTAAAGGAAGTGCTGAATATAAAGCTATGCTTTTACGTGGAGAAATAAAGGAGTAATCAATGGCAGATGCTGTAACCTCACAAACGATTATAGATGGTCCAAAAACTGCCGTTTTGAAATTTACTAATATTTCTGACGGAACAGGTGAAGACGCTGTAAAAAAAGTTGATGTCAGTGCATTATCTAAAAATGGCGATGGTGATAGTTGTACTAAAGCTACTATTGAAAAAATTTGGTGGCAATGTAATGGCATGAAAGTCAAAATTTTGTTTGATGCTGACACAGATGTTTTTTGTATTGAACTTGGAGAAAACCAAAGTGGTCATCATGACTATACTAGTTTTGGTGGACTTACTAATAATGCAGGAACGGGAGTAACAGGAGATATTATGTTTACAACTGTGGGACATAGTTCTGCTGATACATATACTGTTATGCTTCAGGTTAGGAAGGAATTTGGTTAGTGGCTACAAAAGCTGATGTAAAAAGAACTCCCTCTGGTAAATTAAGTTATCGGGGGGAAATTTTTCCTGGATATAATAAACCTAAAAAAACTCCAGGAGCTAAGAAAAAATCAGCAGTTCTAGCTGCAAAAGGAAACCTCATAAAAGTTATTAGGTTCGGCGATCCTAATATGACAATTAAGAAAAACATTCCTGGACGTAGAAAATCTTTTAGAGCTCGTCATAATTGTGATACAGCTAAAGATAAGTTTACAGCTCGGTATTGGTCATGTAAGGCTTGGTAATATGGCGATGACACGTGGTAATATGAGGAAACAAATAAGTAAGCCTCCTGCCAAAAAGAAAAAGCCAAAGATGTTAAGAAAGGGTGGAGACCCTAAAATACCTGCAAAATATTTAGCAGGATTAAGTTCTACAGAAAAAGCTAAACGTAAAAAAGAGATAAATCGTAACAGAAAAAAAGCTGATGACGATCCTTCTGCTTATGTATTTGCTACTGATTTTAAGTCAGGTAAACGTAGAAAGACAAAACCTTCTGTGTATACAAAAAAATTCAAAAAACAATTTGGGTGATATTATGAAAAAAAGTAATAAAAGACTAGCAGCAATGTATCCTCCTAAGGATAAAATCACAAGAGGGGATATTATCACAGCAGCAAGGAGAAAAAAGAAAAATGGCGGATCCAAAAACGGGAACGGGAAAAAAACCAAAAGGGTCGGGTAGAAGATTATATACCGATGAAAATCCTAAGGATACTGTGTCAATTAAATTTGCTACAGTACAAGATGCTAATAATACTGTTAGAAAAGTTAGAAATATTAGCAAACCATTTGCTAGGAAAATACAAATATTAACTGTTGCTGAACAACGTGCTAAAGTAATGAAGAAAAATAAAATTGCTGATATTTTTAAAAAGGGTAAAGATAAAATACGTAAAGACCATAATAGAATCGCTTAGGAGGTTTAATGTCTAATGTTAGTAAAACTTTAGCTGATAAAGCAGCTAAAGCTAGAAAAAAAGGTAAAAAGGTTACAGCAGGTCAATTAAGACAAGTTTATAATAAAGGTCTTGCTGCTTATAAGACTGGACACCGTCCAGGAACAACACCGAATCAATGGGCAATGGCTCGTGTTAATAGTGTGTTAACAGGAGGAAAAGCAGCAAAAGTAGATGCTCATATTTTTGGTAAAGGCACAAAAAAGAAAACGAAAACAACATGAGTTATCTTGTAAGTAACATCCCATACTTTAAATGTTGGGTTAGAAAAGAATTTACACATAATCATGAACAATATCATGGTGAGTATCTTCATGCTATGGCTTTTGCTGTTAACACAGTTCCTGATCGTTGTTTAAGTTTCCAAGTTGTTTTTACAGGTTGTGAATCTGATTTTGATGATAATGAGTTAAATATTCATGGTGGAGCTATGTGGGCAAGATTACCTATAACAGCTTTAATTGCTGATACTAATCTTGAAGAGATGCCAGAACGTATGGTAACACATCATGCTCAACCTTGGGATTGCAGTTCTCACTTTCATTCTGTCGTAAAGTTTGATAGAGTGAGTTCAAGTCCTTGGATTTGTAAGATTGATGGTAACTTTTACAGGGGAAAGTATATGTTTACTGTAGATTATACAGAATCAGAAATTGCTGATGACCCTGCTCAACACAAACAAAGTCATGTGCTAGAATTAACAGATGCGGATAAGTGGACAGGTAATATTGTCGCTTTACCAAATAACAGAGTGAGGGCAACCTCCCCTGCATTATGGGAGACTGGAGAAGGTCCCCCAGATTTTAAACCTAGCCAATGGACACATAACGCTGAAAGTGA